TTGAATCCAGAGAGGAAACTTGTTATCGCAGGTCATTCACTTGGTGGTGCTACTGCTACATTGATTGCTGATCTCCTTTGGGAATCAGGTAATAAAAATATTGCACTTGTTACTGCTGGATCTCCTAGACCAGGTGGACGTAGACTTAGAAAGAGGATTAAGGATCTTGAACATCTTCGGTTTGTGCATGGTGATGACATTGTTCCAGGGACTCCTCCTTGGCTCGCTGGCTATGTACATACTCATCCAGAGATTAAATTGAAGGATGAAAACGATACTAGATTCGATGGTGTTGCTGATCATAATATGGGATCATACTATGAGGCAGCAGAGAAATATTATGCTAGTAAAAAAGTAGCATTATAAATAAGTATACAGATTAATATTCGGAGTAAATTTACCATGCCATTATGGGGAAACACCGCTTCGTCAGCCACTAACAAGCCCAAATGGCTGCCAGAAGACGAAGATTCAGATTATAATAAGGCTACCGTATATGCTGACACTACAGGTTGGGTGGTAGCACCTGGTTCTAAGTCAACAGGTAACGGAAATGTTAACGCACAACCAGAAGTGCTTGCTTGCATCGGTGGTCTATCGACAACTCTTGCTGCACCTACTGTAACTAAGATTCGTATTGTACAATCTTCTATTGCAGCTGGTAGTAGAACAATCACTGCTGAAGTTACATGGGATGAGAAGGTAACAGTTGCTGGATCACCTCAAGTTGTAATCGCTAACGGCAATGAAGGTACAGGTAGTGGTCGTGGACCTCACACTCTTACCTATACTGCAACTGGATCGACTGCAAACAGGAAGCGTTTCACAGTAGCATCACAAACTGTTGCTGAGAATGACGTATTGACACTGGGTGGAGCAAATGTAACACTTAACAGTGGCACAATTACTGACACAGCAGATGGTTCAACAGCAGCATCACTGGTACTCAGTGGTTTGACAGCAGTTACACTAACAGTTTCAGAATAGAATAACAAATGATATTCAGCGAATTGAATGAAGACAACTTTGTTCTCTTCGCTATGAAACATTATGAGAATCCTCATTGTGCAACCAAAGAGGATTTCGATGAAGACATGAAGAGGTTTAAATATCTTAAGCGATTGTTTAAACGATATTTGCGAGGTGGGTCATTGAGAACCCACCTTGTTATTAACCACCTTATTATTCTTTTTAATGTTTTTGGCGAAGCGACTACACCATTGCTCTTCTTTAAATTAGAGAGAGAATATTGGTGCATCTTAAAAACCTTCTTAATATTTTTAAATAAATATCCTGTAGGGATGATGCCTGATCTAGACACAGACATTGACATAGAACACGAGTTGGAACTACTATGAAAGAAGAAATGATGACAACTGGATTTACTGGTGGGGATACTGCAACAGGTCCGACTGCTGGATTTGATCCTGTTCTCAAAATGAGAGCAAAACGTAAGGCTCTTAAAGGTTTAGTAGCACCAGGTAATAAGTTATCAGATGGTAAGAAAAAGATAAAAGAGAATGCAGTAGATAAGTATGCTCCTAAGTCTAGACTATTTCAATATAAAGTTTCTCTTCCAGAAGTAGGTGATACTGTTGTATATGCTAGCTCACCAGCAGAATTGAGACAGAAGTTACGTTTACTAATTAACTATCGTTACAGAGGTGACATAGAGATTGAAAGAATACTTCCTGCTAATGCATATAAGTTCTTTACAGATAAGAGACAGAAGCATTTAAGGAATGTACAAGAGAAAGCATGTTGGAAAGGATATAAGAAGGTTGGTACCAAAAAGAAAGGTGATAAGATAGTTAATGACTGTGTTAAAGAAACAACTCTTGATGAAGTTAAGTCAGCATGTAAGACTCGACTGAGTAAGAAGACTCAGGAGTTAAAGAATGGCTGAAGGTGTTAACGCTGCTATTCTAGAGAGGTTGGAAAAGGTTGTTCAATCTCTACAAGATAACTCCGTCAAGATGGGGCAGTTACTTGCTGTTCATAATGAGAAGTTAGATAAACAGGACAGAATTGATGCCGTATTATTTGAGAAAGTTGAATCGGTTCACAGAGAGGTTAACCGTAGAGCAGAGGAGATTAAGAAGGGCTGTGAGAGAGATATTCGTAAGGTAGATGATAGACTTAGACTTATGGAGAAAAAGATGTGGACTATTTGTGGTGCTCTTACTATAGTATCTTTCATTTTTAGTCCAGTTGGACAATCGGTACTAAGAAACTTGACAAATGGTCCAGCAGCAATTAGTATGGAGAGCGAGGTCACAAGGACTATTGAGTGATTGATGTTATGTATGCTAACCTTGTGTCTTCTCGTTTAGAGAAGTTCAAGCAGGTTAGAACTGGTGTGTATACTTTTAGGTGTCCCTATTGTGGTGACTCTGAGAAGTATAAGAATAAAACACGAGGGTATTTCTTCACAAAGAAGAGTGGTCTCGTTTTTAAATGTCATAACTGTGGTGTAGGAAGGTCTTTTAGTAATTTTTTAAAGGACAATGCACAGGATGTTTATGATGAATATGTATTAGAAAGATATAAATCAGGACTTACAGGTAAGGGTAGAAATGTTGCTGATCCAGAGTTTAGTTTTGAAAAACCAACCTTTAAGAAGAAGGGAGAACTTAAGAAAGTTTCAGAGCTAAATAAGAAACATCCAGCATATGAATATATCGTAAATCGCAAACTTGATCCTTCGTTATTCTTCTTTACAGATCAATTTTGCAAGTGGACAAATGAACAAAAACCAACCTTCAAGAGTATCAAGAAGGATCAATCTAGAATCATAATACCTTTTATTGATAAGGATGGAAGTTGGTTTGGTTATCAAGGAAGATCGTTAGACCCAAACGATAAGATGAGATACATCACCATCATGTTTGATGAGGATAGATCTAAAATTTATGGACTAGATAGGATTGATGAAAGTGAATCAGTTTACATTGTGGAAGGACCGTTTGACAGTACCTTCATTCAGAATTCCGTTGCGATGGCTGGGTCTGATGTTGATCCTCGGACGTTTGGTTGGAGCGATTATATTTGGGTTTATGATAACGAACCTCGCAACAGACAAATCGTCGATAGAATCTCCAAAACCATTGGCAGAGGAGAAAAGGTAGTCATTTGGCCAAATGATATATCTGAGAAAGACATTAATGATATGATTCTAACTGGACATAATGTTCAGCATGTGATAGAATCAAATACATATCATGGACTAGAAGCAAATCTTAAATTCAACAATTGGAAAAAAGTATGACCACTGAGATCAAAGTTAAGAAACGAAATGGTAGAGGTACTGAAGCTCTGCAATTAGAAAAGGTTCATAAGATGGTTGAGATGGCCTGTAATGGGCTAGCAGGTGTGTCAGAATCACAAGTTGAAATGAATGCTGGTCTCCAGTTCTTTGATGGAATTGAGACACAGGATATTCAAGAGATACTAATTAGATCTGCGAATGATTTGATTAGTTTGGAGACACCTAACTATCAATTCGTTGCTGCTAGATTACTTCTATTCGGTCTTAGGAAGTCTGTATATCATTCACACCCCGATGCACGCCCTCTGCTTAAGGAGCATGTCTGTGGATGTATTGCGAAAGGTGTATATGATCAAAGTATTGTTGCGAAATATACAGATGAAGATTGGGAGAAGTTAAATAGTTTCATCGATCATGACCGAGATTATTTGTTCACCTATGCTGGTTTACGTCAGGTAGTTGACAAGTATCTAGTTCAAGATAGAAGCACTGGGGAAGTATATGAGACTCCTCAATTCATGTATATCATGATTGCTGCTACATTATTTCAAGATGACGACCCATTTTATAGATTAGATTATGTCAGAAAATACTACAACGCAATCTCAAAGCACAGAATCAACATCCCCACGCCCGTCATGGCTGGAGTCAGATCACCCATTCGTCAATTTGCATCTTGTGTTTTGGTTGATGCTGATGACACCCTCGATAGTATCTTTAGCAGTGATATGGCTATTGGCAAATATGTCGCACAAAGGGCTGGTATTGGCATTAACGCAGGCCGAGTCAGGGGTCTCAACAGCAAAATCAGGGGTGGAGAAGTTCAACACACAGGTGTTGTACCCTTCCTTAAGAAATTCGAGTCAACTGTTAGATGCTGCACGCAAAACGGCATTAGAGGAGGGTCAGCCACTGTCCACTTTCCTATCTGGCATCAAGAAATTGAAGACATCTTGGTCCTCAAAAATAACAAAGGAACCGAAGACAACCGAGTCAGAAAACTCGACTACTCAATCCAACTAAGTAAGATTTTTTATGAGCGATTTATCCAAAACGGTACTATTACTTTATTCAGCCCTCATGATGTGCCTGGGTTGTATGACGCTTTTGGTAGCGATACCTTTGACAAACTCTATACTCAATACGAATCAGACGAGTCTATCCCCAAAAGAACCATTGGTGCTCAAGAACTTATACTTGATCTATTAAAGGAGAGAGCAGAGACTGGTCGTATTTA